TACTCCCCTACCTCCCCCTTTCCCGATACCCACGTCCCCACTATCTCACCGGTTCTCCCCGCCACAACCATCGCCACCTTGCGATACAGTTCCTTAGCCGCTTCCTTCTCTTCTGTGGTAACCTTATATTTTTCATGTTCTATGTCTATCTCCTTTCAACAATCATTCACCTTTACTTTCAGTTTCCCTTCCCGGCTCACCGCCTCTATCTCACCGGCAAAGTCCGGACTATAATGCTCTGAAATTGGACTAGCCCCAGTCCCACAAATTATCTCAAACCCACACTCGGGACAAGACCACAAGTCGGCCATCCATAGCTTGTACGGTTGCCACTTCTCCGGTTCTCTATTCCCCCTCAGCGCCCTCCCACTCCCTACCTTCGGCATCATTTCCACATAGTAAATCCCATTCCGCTTGGGGCGGAAATAGCACGCACACTTGACACACACTGGCTTCTGCATTATCTCTTCTCCGCTTCATTCTTCTCCGCTTCGTAGTACTTATTCTCTTGCCATATCTCCTTCACCAGCCAGATCAAAAACTCTTTCCTGTCCTCTACCGGTATAAGCGACAGGCTGATCGCCAACAGCTGGATCTGCACATACAGAACCACAGCCCCAGGCTTCCCTGATACGAGCGTATGGATTTGCTCATACAGGTCTGTACACATCTGCTCTTGTTCATCTGTCATTTCTTGCATTTCCATTATCTTCTCCTCATCTTCTCGTCTCTTTTCGCTGCCTCCCACACGTCGCGCAACCTATCACTCAACCGGTCAAGGTCACGCTCGTAACCCCAAATGCTGATTAATCCAACAATCCAACCCAAAGTGAACCCACTGAAGGAGCACAGCCACCATTCCTTCCCGGCAGAGTACCCTGCAACCATCATCACACCCATCGCCATACAGTTCCAAAACCACCACATGATACCTCCCTAAAAATAAATTTGCGGTTCCCCCTTGTCAAACCCGGCAAAGTGTGGTATTCGCGAATAGTGACCTTGGGTGGAACAAGTCCTGGGCCACGCGCCAAGTCCCGCGTAGTCACGTGTTGACAATTCCACCCCCCTTTTCAACCCGCTGGAACCATCCCAGTGGCAGTAGCGCAGCTTTCCAACAATCCCTGATAGATGATTTGGCAAGAGACAAACCACCTGAAATCATCCGCAAGCGGGCGTTCAACAATCCTAACTTGACGCCGCAAGAGTTTCTGCTTGCCCTCATGCATGATGAAGATATGCCTGTGCCTGCGCGGATCGAAGCTGCGAAGGCCGTGAGCGTTTACATACATCCTCGGTTAGCACAGGTGACACAAGAGATCTCCGCTGGGGTGAAGATCGTTATCGAAGGCGGCCTCCCTTCACTTCCCGGTACTCATATCATTATGCCGGACGGGCTGGCCAACACCTCCGGCTCAACCAAGCCTAACGGATCCGGCGAACGCGAAGAGTGATGTCTTTCATCTCCGGTTTATCCTCGACAACGGCGGCCATCATCGTATATAAGCGTTCCCGCTCCCGCCGCTCCAGCCACACCTTCACTGGCCAAAGTACGAGCAGCAAGGGCCACCCAACAGCTAAGAGGACCACATAGCCGATAAACTTGCAGACGTTGATAATTACGCCTAGAACGAAGACGCCGACGCACAGTGCGAGACCTCCGGCTACAACGTAAACGATGAGGTCGAGTAGGGTCATAGGAATAATCCGATTAGGAATAAGGCTCCGATAACGAAAGCCAAGCCCTGGAGCCAGATGGGCAATGTACCCGGTCCTTGCGACGTGGCTCGGTCCGGTCCGTAACTATCGGTCCGATACGACAACCACGAGCCGGGGATGCCGAAGGTGTTGACAAAGGGCTTCTTTCGCCGACCACTTAAGTCCGCGTTGACGTGCGCCCCTGGCACGCCACCGGTTATCGAGAAACCAGTTTTGGAAACGTTCAATTTCAAAAATTGGTTCCCGAAGCTTCGCCTAAATCGAAAGTGTCCCATTATCGCACCTTTGTTCCTTTGAGGATTTTGCCGCCTTTCACTTCTGCCGAGGCGTACCACATGTGGGGTTTCGGATAGTGTGGTCCTTCTATATATGCCACACCATCTTTCACCTCTGGTCCGAACGGACCGGGCTGATACACCGAAACGTCGCGCACGGCGACCGCTTCTCGCAGTTCCTTTTTGGTCTTGAAGTTCTGGACTGTGTACGCCATTGGATTCTCCGCCCTGCTGGTTTACAAAATACTATACAACATTTTGTTTAAAGATACAAGCCCGAATTAAACATCATTGTGGTGGCCTCATCAGCCGCCCGGTGAGGTGGGGAGCCGGGGTCCGGACCTCCAGATTCTGGCTCCCTCCATCAGAAAGGAAGACACATGGCAAAAGCAACGACCGAAACTCAAGAGCCATTGGCTGAGGGACCTGCGCCTGTCTCCAGCAGTGTCGTAACCGAAACCGTCCCTCCTCCTCCGGTTCTCCGCCTCGTGGCCAATCGTCCTAGTCACGTGTATTTCAGGAATGTGCAGAGGATCCTTCGTTCGTTAGGTAAGATGCGGTCCGTATGAATGTTATACCCTTCCCATATCAGCATGAACAGCCCAAGCTGGTTAGCCTGCCAATCTTTCATCCTGGGCAGCTTGAGGCTTTTAATATCCGAGCCAGGTTCCGTGCTTTACGGTGTGGCCGACGATGGGGGAAGACTGCATTCCTCAAGACTATCGCCTGTGACTTTGCCGCCAAGGGCTGTCAAGTCGGGTGGTTCGTTCCAAACTACCGGTATGCGAGTGAAGCTTATTCGGAAAACGAGATAACACTAGAACCGGCTATTAAGTCTTCTTCGCGTAACTTGGGCACGATCCATACAACCACGGGTGGTCGCATTGAACTATGGACCTTAGAGGACGAAAAAGCTGGGCGTTCGCGTCGCTATCATCTGGTCATCATTGACGAGGCCGCATTCACCAAGGCTAATGCTATTGCGATTTGGGAGAAGGCGATCAGGCCCACGCTTCTCGACTTTCGTGGGGCCGCGATCATTGCCTCTAATACGAACGGGATCAACGAGGATAACCTGTTTTGGCGTATCTGTAACCTACCGGAATATGGATTTACTGAATATCACGCCCCTTCTCATAGCAATCCGTTCCTCCCGGCGGATGAGCTAGAGCGTCTCGAGCGGGACAATCACCCGCTCGTGTACGCTCAGGAATATCTGGCCGAGTTTGTTGACTGGTCCGGCGAAGCGTTCTTTAGCATGGACAGACTGCTGACTGATGGGAAACCGGAACCTTTCCCAGAACGTTGTCTATATGTCTTTGTGACCATAGATACTGCTGTCAAAACTGGAAAGGAAAACGATGGTACCGGGGTCATCTACTGGGCTTACGAGAAGCTCGGAAACGAGCACTGGCTCAAGATCATCGACTACGAATACCTCCAGATCGAGGGATCCCTACTCGAACTATGGCTCCCCGTCGTATACCGCAATCTCGACGAATATGCCGTTAAGTGTGGCGCACGTCTCGGTTCCCGAGGAGCCTTCGTCGAAGACAAAGGCTCGGGCACCATCCTGCTTCAGCAAGCTCGCCGCAAAGAGTTCCCTTGCAGCGAACTCCCACAAAAGCTTACCCAATTGGGGAAATCGGAAAGGGCAATCAACGCCTCCGGTTATGTCTTCCAAGAGAAGGTCAAGATCCTAGAAACAGCTTACAATAGGATCATTACCTTCAAACAAGTAGCCAAGAACCATCTGCTGGGACAGGTTCTAGGCTTTAGAGTTGGTGATGTAGAGGATAGACCAGACGATCTTTTAGATTGCTTCACTTATGGATGTGTGATTGCCTTGGGCAACTGGGAAGGATACTGACATGCTAAAATGGTTTTTTGCAGTTCTTGTAGCACTGCTGCTCAGCCCGCTTGAAATTGCGCCTGCGCGGGCGCAATGGTGCAACTGCGGTTCGGCCATCGGTTGGGCCTTTCCCGGTCAATCTATTGGATATGGATTCAATGGCGATGTTTGGAGTGGTGGATGGGGTGTTGACCGCCCCATATTCGGTGGTGGATGGGGCGTTGAAGAGCGCCCCATATTTGGTGGTGGAATTTGGATGCAGGATTATGGCCGAGGGGGACCGTATTCTGGGTATTACCAGGAACGTCCTTATGAGTTTACGCCGTATGGTGTTGAACGGCGTGAAGAACGGCGTTATGATCGGCGGAGTTATTATGGCGGAGGATACTATGGCGGTGGAGTATACCCGCCTCGTCCTATGTATGAAGGTGGTGCAGTGGTTGTGACACGACGCCATTGCTATATGCGAGCTGGAGTTAGAGTCTGTAGATAACACATCGCGACTAGACCTACGTCCCAACCCCTTGTGGGTTTCAGGCGCGATGTTAGGGGAGGCTGGTGGGTTTGGACCGGCATCAGTCTCCCCTCCAAATGCGTGGTACTATGAAGTTCAACAAAGGAGGTAAAAATGTCTGGAGTACCTGTAACGATTATCGGTAAGGTTATGGATTCAGATGGCACGACTAAGATGGTTCAGATCGATGGCATCATGGCCCATGCTGGCCTCGACGTTGGCCATCCGCTGCCGACGCCGCCGGTCTTCCCTGCACATCCGATCGTGTTGCCGCCGGTGGGTGTCTGGCCTCCGGGTGGAGTCGTATCGCCTCCGATCTACTATCCGCCGTATCCTTCGCACCCGATCGTGCTGCCGGAGCCGCCGGAGATTCCGGATATTCCGGAACGCCCGCCGATCGATCCCCCTGGTGGTGGGCTAAGCGAGGGATGGCAGTGGTATTATACGGACCGTTGGGGCTTTGTGCTCGTGTTCGTACCTCCGGGTGGTGGTGGAAAGCCGCAGCCTCCGACACCTCCTGGTGGACCTTCAGTAACTCCTCATAAATAAGGCTTGATAGGCGGTGGCGTCGGGAGGGGAATCATGAAAAAGGCAAAGAAGGCTAAGAAACTAGCATCTAAGCCAAAAGTGGTTCCCCCTCCGCCTGCTGGTTTTGAATATTTTATTGATGAAATGCCTGATACATCTTCGACTGAAGAGATTCAAGACAGATGTAATACTTTAGGAAAAGATGGCTGGGAACATTACCAGACAGGTCCTTATGCTTTTCAGCCAACTAATTTTAGAATGTGGTTCAAGCGCCAACTCTAAGAGGACATAAACATGGCGAAGACTCCGGAACGCTATACTGAATCACACCACGACGAACATTCCACACAACATCCGGCTAGAGATAAGCCGGAGCAACTGGTTCATGGTGTGAAGACCTGTAATTCTGCTGCGGTCGGTACTGTGATTGATGCTGGTCCCGCTACCATCACGCAGATTCTCTTCACTACAGCCCCAACGAGCTACGAAATTCCGACATTTGACCCGACGGGGCTTCCCCTCACCGGTTATTTCTGCTTGTTGGATCAGGGAACAACCCCGCCTCGTATCATCTATAACGAGAATGTGCACGTGGGCGGTGGTCATTCTCCCCATGCTTCGAAGAAAGTCAGTGCTTATGTAACGTCATACACCGGGAATCTCTACCTTCAGTCATGTCCCATTGGTGGGGTATTCTCGTTAACGACGGCGTGAGGCTGGAATGGTCGATACAGTCTTAGTCTATGACTATGCTGCTCAGGGTGGTCAGCCGCCTAGTGGGAAGTGTTATCAATCTCAGTCTTCACCTGATCTAATTTCATTCAGCTTTACTGATGCGAATAGTAATAATAATACTACATTTTTGAATTCAGTGGCTATTGATAGTCAGATAACGTGTAACGGAGTAACTTGGGCTGTTACTGCTATTCTACCAAGAGGTAGTAATATTCAGTTTACTGTTACTCCAAACGTAACTGCACCTCCTTTCGCAGCGGCAACTAGTTTCACTTTCAGTCAAGCTGTTACTGAACCGGTATTTCCCAAGAAATATTTTTATCTTGTAGATGAAATGGCATATCAAACAATGTCTAGTCAAGAAATGGAAGACAGATGTAATCAATTAGGAGAGCAAGGTTGGCAGCTCTTATTTCTAGGTCAGTATGGTAGTTCACCAGGAATGCTAAGAGTTTGGTACATAAAAGAGGGTCAGTAATTATGGTCGAGAAGAGAGATACCCCGACCCCATTTGTTCAGTCAGCTCGCACAATTAACTCTGCTGCGGTCGGTACAACCCCGGTCACTGGTGCTGGAGCCATTAATCTGATTACTGTCAACCAGTGGACAAATACGGCGACTGATTTGAATACGCCTATGACATTGCTAGATTCAAATGGACCCCCAGCGGCTGGAATCGCTGCGAGGGTCCTTTTTTCTGCCTCTTTGGCAGCATTGGCTTGTCTGTATGAGCCAAGACCGGGTATGCCTCTAACTCCTGGCGTGACTGCTCCAACGTGGCCGAAGACCCTTGTGCCTGCCACAACGACACTTTCCTTCACAAATGGGATGTATATCGCGAGTTGTCCTGCGAATACCACATTCACGGCGACTGCATAAATGACGATTTCGAACGGCAGCATCACTACAACTCCCGGTAATGCACTCCAGGATCTACTGGTAGCTCCGGATATTGTTCCTGGCGATGTTGTTTCATATGAAACTTGCAAGCAAATTTATCTATACCACCCATTAGGGGCTCGTATTACAGAGGGACCGGTATCACTCGCTTTAAGCCAAAAGCGTGAAATTAAGGTACCAGATAGTCCAATGGAGTATTGTTCTGATGCGTTTATCGAAGAATGGAAATCTATGGGCGGTGATAGCCTTGTCCATAACATTCTTACTGTTAGCCGCATCTACGGCGTTGCTTCTATCGCGCTTCTTGTGGATGGGTTAAAAAGTAATGAACCGATTGATTACTGGGATCTTCCGGAACTTAACTTTAGCTTCAATATTCTGGACCCTCTTAATACTGCTGGCAGTCTTGTTCTTAACCAGAATCCTAATGCCATGGATTTCATGAAATATACCCAGATTGCGGTGGCTGGGACAGCGTATCATCCTTCTCGGTCAGTGACAGTGACCAATGAAAAGCCTATTTATCTGGGGTACACTACTTCTGCTTTTGGTTTTGTTGGAAGAAGCGCTTATCAGCGTGCATTTTATCCCCTCAAATCTTATATTAAGTCATTAATCGCTGATGATTTGGTTGAAACCAAAGTTGGTGTGCTGGTTGCGAAGATCAAACAACCCGGTAATTTTGTTGATAATATCATGTCTTGGGCTGCTGCGTTTAAGCGTTCTATCGTAAAGGAAGCAGAAACTGGTAATGTAATCAACATCACACCCGAAGAAGATATCGAATCATTGAACATGCAGAATCTGGAGGGTCCGCATGTTCTTGCTAGACGCAATATTCTAGAAAATATTGCGAATGCGGTCGATATGCCGGTTAAGCTCCTGACCCAGGAGTCTTTCGCCGAAGGCTTTGGGGAGGGCTCTGAAGATGCGAAAGCAGTTGCACGGTATATGGACAGAATGCGTGAAACTATGGACCCTGTATATCGGTTCCTTGATCGTATTGTTATGCATCGAGCTTGGACTCCGGCTTTTTATAATATGATTAAGAAGAAATTTCCTGAGAAATATAAAGAAACAAGCTATAAAGAAGCCTTTTATGAGTGGACAAATAGCTATAGGGCCACGTGGCCCTCGTATTTACGTGAACCTGATAGTGACCAAGTCAAGGTGGATGATACTAAGATGAAGGCCGCTATTAGTGTTTACCAGATTTTGGAGCTTAGTTTTGATCCTGAGAACAAGGCACGGCTTGTTCAGTGGCTTGCCGATGCAGTTACGAACAACAAGCTTCTTTATTCTAGCCCCTTGAACTTGGATTATCAGACATTACTCAAGAAATTTGAGGAGATGGAAGAGCAAGAAGAAGAAATGCGTGATAAAGAAATGGAAAGTATGACGATGGGTGGACCGGGTGGTGGCAAACCTGGAGGAGCTAAGAGTGGTTCTGACCCACGCAAGGTGCAGATACCCAAAGTCAAGATGGCCCGTGCTGATAGTGATGCCACGGTTGTCAAGCTCTTAGAGCACATAAAGAATGGAACAGACCAATGACCGATACTGTTGTCACTTTTGCTCAGGTTGGTACCACTCTTGCATCTGGTGGAACGGTAACTAGTGTGAAATTGACAACTCCACCTAAGCAACCTCCTGGTGATTGGTTTACGTTGATAGATCAGGATGCCAATGGGAATTATATTGATGAGATTTTTAATATTCAAACCATGTCTACTCCTGTGCCAACTGGAACAGTGTTCCCGCTGTATGGGCATCCTTTTACTAATCTAGTACTGAAGTGTATTTCTCCTGATGCTTCATATACGATTACCACACTCCCATGACCGTGCTGGATCGTGAAGCAGGAAAGGCTCTTAGCTATCTGCGTCGCCGGTATAAGGTATCGGAGCGTGATTTAGTGGCCTTGGCCCGGAAGTTCAAGGTTAGGGAGCCAGAAGAAAGTTGGGAAGAAATTGTGCAAAGAAGCCTACGTAATAAACAATCAGGACGATTTGTTCGGAGCAAGCATAAAAGATGACTAGTCAGTTATTGATGGCTCCTAATGTAACTCGGTGTCGTGTGGCAAATCATCTTTTCTTGTACCAGACACCATATCAAGACCCTGGTACTCCAAGCCAGCAATATAGATTCGGCCCTATTTCCTATCATCCCCGGTATACTACGGAAGAACGGCAAAGAATCAAGCGCATGAACAGAGGGTTTACTCATGCCTTTGACCGAAAAAGGTGAGAAGATTAAGGGGGCGATGGAAAAGAAATATGGCGCTAAGAAAGGCGAAAAGGTTTTCTATGCCTCTAAGAATAAGGGTACGATAACCGGGGTGGATGATGCTCAACATATGGGGTTTAGCAAGGAAGGAGCAACACCGGTTGAAAAGTTAGTTTCAGAATGTGATGCATTAGAAAAGCGAATAGATGTATTTGAAAATTGGTCACATCAGCGTAAGCCTAAAGACGTAAAACCTCGTACTAAAGACGGGATGCAGCCGTCTAATAGGCATCCAAAAGAAGTCAAATGATCGTAGCAGCGGGTATGGTATTCGAGGATCCAAATGGAAAAATTTTACTCTGCCGGCGCACGGATGGAGAAGGTTGGGCTTTCCCTGGTGGAGTCAAGAAAGAACACGAGACTATTGAGCAATGCGCCATTAGAGAGTGTATGGAGGAAACTGGTTACAGATCAGGTCATGCTGGTAAATTGCTATGCCGACGCGTTCGAGACGATGTGGATTTTACAACTTTCCACTATAAATGCGATGATCAATTTGTACCAAAATTCAACCACGAACACGATTCATTTGTATGGGTCAATCCTGACTATGCAGGAAGCTTGAACTTACATCCTGGTGTAATGATCGTCTTGCGTAAGTTGAAGGGTATGACAGAATTAGAAATTGCTGAGGCTATTCGTGATGAAGAACTGGTTTCGCCCCAATTTATTGAAAATGTATGCCTTGTCGATATGCGTATCAGTGGTACTGGTTTTAGCTATCGTCCTAAGCTTAATGAATGGGTTTACCGTCGGGACACTATTTATCTTACTGCTGAGTTCTTGCAGCGTTGCAATGGGATCCCTATCATTATGGAGCATCCTTCAACACAAATATTAAACTCAGATGAATTTGCACAGCGGATCGTTGGAACTATGTTTCTTCCCTATATTAAGGGAGAAGATGTTTGGGGAATTGGTCGTGTTTATGATAAAGAAGCTATTAGTATGATTACTCAGGAACAGCTTTCAACTTCCCCTAGTGTGGTGTTTCGGGATCCCAAAGTCAATTACAACATTGAACTTGAAGATGGAAACACTCTACTTGTCGAAGGAAAACCCAGTTTCGTTGACCATTTGGCAATCTGTGAGAAGGGAGTTTGGGATAAGGGCGGCGATGCTACTGGTATTAGAATTGATTCTGACCTTGTTGGTCAGCAACAAGAGATGACTGTAACAGCTAAATTAGATCAGAATGACCCCCCTGCTCCTAATCTTCCGGTTCCAGAAACTTCGAATAGCCCGGCTCCAGAACAGCAAGGCATCCCTCCTGGTATACTTCAACTAGCGGATGGCCTTAGCAAGTTGACTGATAGGATCGATAAGTTCCTAGCCCGTCGGGATTTAATGGTTCGGTGAGATGATGTATAAGCAGATTAAAACTCCTGAATATATAGTGTGGAGCAATATGCGTCAGCGTAATAAGGAAGATAAAAATTATATTAATGTTGATATTTGTAATCGTTGGTTTTATGGTGAGAGTGGAATACACCCATTTAAATGTTTTCTTGAAGATATGGGATTACGACCATCGCCGAAACATACTATAGAGCGTAAAGACAATAATGGTCATTATGAACCTGGAAATTGTGTTTGGGCTACTCGTAAAGCACAAGCACGAAATACTCGTCGAAGTGTAAGGATTAGAGATACTACGGCTGCTGCTTTAGCTGAAAGTGTGGGTATCAATAGACGAGTGGTTACAGATCGGTTAAGAAGAGGTTGGGGTATTGAAGAGGCACTTTATACGCCTGTTCGCCCCCGGACGGCGGCATTATGCCGATGATGAAGCTGCTAACCAAAGGAGGATACTATGGCAGCAGCAGGAAGCACAACGTCGGTTGATACGATGCTGGCCGACGCGATTGCAAAAATGGATGCAATGTCTAAGCGCATGGATGCCTTGGAAACAGGCACCGGAAGTAAGAACCCCATCAAGGGTGACGATGACGACGACGACAAGAAGGACTCGGCCAAAAAGTCCGACGACGATGATGACAAGAAGGACGATTCGAAGAAGGCCGACGCTAAGAAGGCCGACGCTAAGAAGGCCGACGACGATGACGACAAGAAGGACGACGCCACCACGCCCAAGCATAAGATCTTGGACGATGATGACGATGACAAGAAGGACGATGCCTTCCCGCCCAAAAAAGCCAAGGATGATGACGGTGAGCTTGAGATCAAGCACAAGGGCGAGAAGAAAGATAGCAAGAAGGCTGATGCCAAGAAGGCCGACGCCAAGAAAGCTGACGACGACGATGACAAGAAAGATGACGACGACGATGATAAGAAGGATTCTGCCAAGGCTGATTCTATTGACGACCTTCGTCGCCAGCTTTCAGAGCAATTGGCCATTACTCGTCGCCTTGAGTCGTTGATGAAGCCCAAGAGCGACGACGAACATGCTGCTTTTGCAGATGCTCAGGCTCGAGCTGATGCAGTCTTCAATGGCTTTGGGCAGAGAGCACCTCGTCCTCTCGAGGGTGAAGCTCTTGTTGACTATCGCAAGCGTCTTGCTACGAAGTTGAAGGGCTATTCTACGGTTTGGAAGAACGTGAAGTTCTCCCAGCTTCCGGAGGAAGCCTTCAGTATTGCAGAAGCACAAGTCTATTCTGACGCGTCG